AATAAACTTTATAAAACCAATGTTTGCCGCGGTAGTGAGCCGCTGGTCTAGCCTCAACAACAGTAACTTTTGTACCACCGGGGATAATCACTAAATCACCTTCGGTACCATTATGCAAATCCCAATCATCAGCCATACATAAAATATACCCCTCGGCATCTGGAGTATTACCAAGACCGGAAGCAACATAAGCGTTGTAGACTTTATAACTTACCTGACCAGCAAAAAAGACCGTTGGCAAATATTTTTGCTCAACGGCCTCATCATAAACTGGATGTTTGGCTGTATTATCGTTATCCCGGCGCATAAGTCCAATGGATACCGGGTGAATAAGTTTAGGCTTCATATGATAGGATTCACCACCTTTGTTCCAATGCCGACAACCGTCGGCTTTTTCATGTAAAGCATAATGATCTCGTCGACCTCCATATCACCTGTAGGCCCTTTACTATAACTGTACTCGTCGTCCCGCATTTCGTAACTATGCCCGTCTGTAGTTTCTTTGACGATCTTTCTTTCCTGTTCCAATTCTACCAGTTCTGCAGCAGTTGGAACATAGAAATGAATTGCCATCAACACGCAGGCACGAGTTATGAGAACAGGGATAGGTTTTAAAAATACGGTGCCTGTCAGCGCCGATATTCGCACAGAAGCCTGATTAATGGCTTTTGTAATCCTATCACTCGAAACATCATCACCAACCCCCTCAGCACGAACGTCGTCCACCGTTGCATACATCAATGAATTTAACTGTTCAGCTGTTGCATCTGAGTAACGCATTAAGACACTACCGGCTCCTCAGAACTTTCCACCGTACCACTTGTAGGAGTACCAGTTGTTACAACAATCGCTTCGGCAACAGCATATTCATAGTCAGTACGTGCGGTAATAGTATATTCGATCATACGCTTACGGGGATTTTTAACAAATTCAATAGAAATATCACGCTGCACGCCATAAGCGATATTCAAAGGATTAGCCAGCATAATATCATACATAGAAAGATACGGGCGCGGATTGAGTAAATAGCCTTTGTAACGAATATCGGCGGCTTCTGTAAGAGCTTTATCACCAAGTGCGGTATTTCTGGAAGTCAATTCTTCGATATAAGCATCTTTAAATTCAGAAGAACATACAAATTCAATATCCTTCGTTTTAAACTTTTCAGGCATTGCATCAAGCATAGCTTTCATGATTTTCATAGGAGAATCGGTGACAGCAGTTAAGTCGACTTTATTTGTCTTAGAATCAGCACGAGAAAGAGCCAACCATCCGTTATTAATTTTAATAAACTCATCACTCTTAGTATCATCACCGTTCCAGCCCAAATCCTCGGTATCATTTGCAAACTGCTTTGCAATAGCGTCTAAAATAGTCTGCTCAGCCTTTGTTTTCTCAATATTATCTTCTAAAAACGAATATGAAATATCGATAGGCAGAATAATCTCAACCGTAGACAATTTACGGCGAGCAGTAGAAATAGATGCAGAAGAAGCAGGTTCTTCACCTTCTCCGGCTTTTCTAAGCATCCGCTTACCAATATTCAACATTTCAATATATCTTTCAGGAGATGCCATTTTGTAATGTTGTACTTTTTTCAAAAATGTAGAATTTTCAACTACCGTAGTAATAAACTTATCAGACTGTTCAGGAGTAAGCTTACCACCACCAGCTAAAGTCGTGCCGCTAGTAACTCCACTTGCTTTGTTTAAAGGTTTTACCATGATTATTCACACTCCATTCATTATTTTTGTTATTAATCTAAAGAGCCAGGTACAAAGCTACCGTCAAACGGGCTTTGTTCTTTTTCGATTTTACTAATACCTGGTTCTGTATTAGCTCGCATAATACCAACAGATTTAAGCATCTGAATATCTGCCTGAATAGGTTTTACTACTTCGGCAACAGTACTTTTGATAACTTCGGCAATTTGTTCACCAGTCAAATCACCTTCGCCGGTATCATCACCAGTTCCAGTACCATCATTTTGATCAGCTTCACCAGTTCCAGTATCGCCCGCAGCACCTTTACCTGCAGTATCATCATTTTCAGATTTCTTCAATGTTTCAATTTCTTCCTGAATAGGTTTTACAGCTTCAGTAACAGTACTTTTGATCAAAGCTTCTAATTCTTCTTTTTTCATGTTTAATACATCCTCCACTTCATTATTTTTTTGATTTTTTTCAGGCATTAAATTCCTGATCATCTCAAGAGCATCAACCAAAGCATTCTTGGCCGCTTCCAAAGTATTTTTGGTTTTTTCGCTAATGGTTTTACCAGCCTTTGTTACGTTAAATTCAGCAGCAGATTCAGGATCTAAACTTTCATAAGCCCAACCAGCTAAAGATAAACCATTTACGCCACCCGACTTAACAACATCCCAAAGATCATCAGACATGACTTTGATACCAACAGCCCAGGCACCGACTTCCGTAAACATCGGATCATTTTCTTTGACAATCCAGCTTTCTCGGACGAAGCAATCACGTTTATTATAATCATGTTCCCTGTCAATATACTGCGTATAACCGCAAGCCATAAAGTTTTCCATAGCTTTTTCTACAGCTGCCGGAGTATACATATCACCATCAGTATCAACTTCATTCGGCACAGCCACCAGGCCGTATACAATGCGTTTTTCAACATCTACTTTCGTCAACGGAAAATCCCATTGTTTTTCTGTCTGATCAGAAGGCTTTGCATTAGCAGACTTTAAGATGATCTTTTTTTGATTTGCAGGAGACCCAACCAAAGAAATCCATTCGACATTAAAGCCAGCTACCACACGTTTTAAGTCCATACATTTTCACCCCCTTTCAGTAAAATAGCCATAAAAAAACCGGCTATAATAGCCGGTTATAATAAAAAGCACTCTGCTATTTGCAAAGTGCTTTATACTATCTCAACTTTATTAATGACATCACCAAGTATAGCGCCATCATGAAGTCTATATGAATCTAGCATATCATCTACACTATCAAAATAAGCATCCATGCTACGATCGTTACCAGAGCAATCACGCCCAATAAAAAAACCTGTGCCAGGATCACTGCTAACCGTATAAATTACACCTTTATATATTACTGGTCCATCATACGGAGCCATGCCATCGGCGCCTGTCAAATCGTTTTTAAAATCTGTTTTATCTGCGTAATAGCTTTTTTGATCTGCCATAATACGCCTCCACCTTTAATCATTTCCTGCGGCATTGCCGCTATAACTTCTTTTTCCCAAGACCATAAAGCCTGAGGTACGTCAGAGCGTTTCCCAACTTCGTTCGGTTCATTGCTATGGTAAATTGTTCGATGTACATGGGGATTTGTACTATGTGGCCCAGAGCCAGCATGTGATTCAAAATGAAACGCTGTAGTAAGTCGCCCCATGCCGTCATATACGTTCCTTGCTTTTATTTTACCATTGTCCTTAGATGATATCAAATCATACTTCCAACCCGGTACGCCTTGTCGTGAAGCGCCATGAGCGGATACTAAAGCTATTCTTGTATCCATATCAAGCGAAATAACTTTTGCTGGATTTTGCTTTGTACCTTTGAGTGTTTTCAAGATTTGTTTTGTTACCTGCCTTTTCGTTGTTTTCTCAGATATAACAACATCACAGCGGCAGTGCCCATGTATCGGCGGCAACATTCTTCCCTGGGAAATCAACTTCGCACTTGAAATACCTATCGGTGGAGTACTTGTCCACGGTAAAGCATTTTTTACATCTTCCGGGTCTGTTAACTCAAGAACATTCCGACATACATCTGCAGCAGCAGTAACGCTGAAACTGCGACCATCCAATTCTTGACATACCGGACAGGTCCTTTCGTCGCCCATGGCAAAGATAGTATATTCTTTGATACCGACCTCTTCCATACCAAAAACATTACCAAAAGCCTTAGATCTGACAAGGAGACTTTCAGCTGTAATATCCCAGTATTTATAATCAGTCATATCAAGAACATTACTCAGTTGACTTTCAAGCATCTTAGTAAAGTCTTTTGTACTGAGGCCCATATCCAAAACTGCTTTACCTGTTTCTACAACTTTTTCCGAAATAGCACTACTGTAATGTTCACCTAACCAGTAAATTCCATTACTCTCAATGAATGATATCGCTCGTTTGTCAATGATCGTATTGTCAACGACCTTCGGCTTATCTTCGGCCCATTTGCTCTTTGCCTTAGCATATATGCCAGCAACTTTTTTATGTATTATCGACCTAACAGCCTTGCTTTCGGCAAACTCATGCCCCAAAGCATTTAACAAATATTCTTCCAGTTCCTTTAAAGCGAATTCCCTTGCTTCTGGTGCAATATCTTCCAGTAATTCAATAGCATTTTTCAGATGTTCTGAGTAACTCTCTCGCCAGAGTTTCCTAAGCTCTGCCGCAAGTTCGGCATCTCCTAAATCATTTTCTTTCTTTTTTTCTAATGAGCAAATGGACTTGATCAAAAATAGCAATTCAGACTTTTCATTTTCACTAAACCTCATTTTTTCAAGCCCTCTCTGATTTTCCATAAAGCTTTAAAAAGCTGTGATTTATTCAAATTATTAAGATCATTACTATTATCAACATACTGCGAAAACAGCCTAGGTAATTCACCAAATTCATCAGGAAGCTTCTCTAAATCCATGCCCAACAATGTACCAATCTTATCACGAATCTCATTTACTTTAAGCGCACCTGTCGCATCAGCAACTGTAATCAAAGCTGAAACTTCTTCCGGATCATTTACATCTATGCCTACCGTTTTAAATGACCATGTGGCTACGCCCAACTCATAAACAAGAATCCTGTTCATCTGCTTGTCAAATTCTTCCCGTTCCGGGGCAAAAACATTTTCCTCAGCCTGTTTCAAAGATTCTTTAGCAGTAGCAAGAGTGTAATCGTCAGATAATCCAATCAGCAACGGCGGTAGCCTAAACGCACTGCGTATAGTTGATTTTGCATCTTTGTTATACTCTAAAAACTGAGCATCATTCTGCTGGACATCACGCAAAGATTTTATTTCAATTTTCGTTTGTGCTGGGCGTGCATCTGGTACTCCGCCATAAGTATTATCAGTACCCGCCGGTACAGCCTCAATGATTAGCACAGAATTCGCACCGCCACGCTGCTGTGTGACATCAGTCATAAAACTTCGGATTGAATCAATCGTTTCATCTGCTACAGTACCGCCTGACACCGTAATAACTGCCGCTGGAATGGCATTATTATCAAAGTACGAATAATTACATTCAGAAGCAGCTCGAACGCCTGCAACCTCATATTCACACCCTACCCAACGTGGCCGCCCATAAACAGACGCTGGGTTGTAATTACCAAGCCAAATAACTTCAGTTGCTGCCGTTTCCGATTTCGTACTATCTTTCAAAAAATCGCCAGACGTGTAATCCATAGTCCGGGGATCTCCCCATTCTTTAAACCATACTTTTTCACCAGCAACTTCTTGCATGAATTTTCGGAAACGACGTGTGCATTTTTCTTCGATTATTTTACCTTTAACAACTTTTTTTACAGTACATTCAACAAGTTCGCTTCCTATTGGTGTCATTTTCATTGTAGCCGCCGGTATATGACGTAAACCTATCATCTCTCCAGTTATATTTCTAATCAATTCCATACAAGCATAACCAAAGGTTT